TTATTTCTAAGCTTACTCACAGAGGGCCTCTGGTCTTTCATAACTAAACAGGGATGTGGTGACCCCTGGCTCCTTTCAAGAGGGTACTGAAAAGTATCTGGAAACTCTAGAGGTTCTCCATGAGTAAGCTTACGATTAACTAAGAAAGTATGAGGTGAGTTACGTGGCAAAGAGTAAAAGGCAAGTAAAACCAGCCTTGACTCCTGAAGAACAAGAGAATCGTTTAATTGCTGAAGCTACTGATTTAGCAGAACGCAAGATTCTTGACGGCACGGCGTCTCCTCAGATCGTGGTTCATTATTTAAAGCTTGGAACCGCCAAAGCAAAGCTTGAGAACGAGAAGCTACAAGAAGAGAATCGACTTCTCAAAGCTAAGACAGCTAACCTTGAATCTCAGAAGCGTTCTGAGGAGTTCTATCAGAAGGTTCTCGCAGCGATGCGCGATTATTCTGGTGCTGATGACGGAGAGATAATCGATGAGTATTAGAACTTACTCGGAACTTATCGAGATTCCATCCTTTAAAGAACGCTACGAGTATCTAAGACTCGATGGCAAAGTTGGAGAGGATACTTTTGGTTGAAGTCGATACTTAAACCAAGCACTGTATACCTCGGATGAATGGAAACGAATACGACGTCAGGTAATACTTCGTGATAACGGATGCGATTTGGCTGTAGCTGGTTTTGAAATTCAAAATAGGCTTTTGATCCATCACATCAATCCGATAACCGCTGAAGACATAGAAACTGGTTCTCCACTAATCTTCGATTTAAACAATCTTATTTGTTGTTCACTTAATACTCACGAAGCCATTCATTATGGGAATGTAAATCTACTTCCGTCCGATCCAGTTATACGCAGACCGAATGATACTTGTTTATGGAGGTGATTCTGCATGAGTCTTTCTAATTCAGCTACTCCAATTTATTACGGTAAATTTCGTGATGCTGTAATTCGAGGAGAGATTCCTGTTTGTCGAGAGATCTCCATGCAGATGAACCGAATCGACAACATGATCCGAGATCCAGGATTGTACTACGATGACAAAGCCATTAATGGTTTTGTGCATTTTTGCGAGAATGAGCTAACTCTTACTGATGGTAGTGATCTCAAATTATTGGATACTTTCAAACTTTGGGCAGAAGATGCTCTTAGTTGGTTTTATTTTGTAGATCGAACTGTTTATCAACCTGGTCCTGATAACCATGGCGGAGTTTATGTAAAGAAACGAATAAAGAAGCGTCTTGTCAATAAGCAGTATTTGATCGTTTCTCGTGGTTCGGCTAAGTCAATGTATGCTGCTTGTATGCAAGGATATTATCTCACAGTCGACACTTCTACTACTCAGCAGATTGTTATGGCTCCAACAATCACACAGACTGAAGAAACACTTAGTCCTATTCGAACGGCAATCACCAGAGCCAAAGGTCCATTATTTCAATTTCTAACTGATGGTAATCTGGCTAATACCGCTGGAAGTTTGGCCGATCGCAAGAAACTCTCATCCACCAAGAAGGGTATTGAGAATTTCTTGACAAACTCTATCATTGAAGCTCGACCGATGTCGATCGAAAAGGTTCAGGGAGCTAAGCCAAAGTTCTCTTCGATTGACGAATGGCTTTCTTGCGATGTTAGAGAAGACGTAATTGGCGCTTTGGAACAAGGCGCATCTAAGAATGACGATTACTTGATTCTTGCCATCTCTTCTGAGGGTACAGTTCGTAATGGTGCCGGTGATACAATCAAAATGGAATTGATGGACATACTCAAAGGCGAGTATGAGAATCCACACGTGTCCATTTGGTATTACAAACTTGACAGCATTGAAGAAGTGGCAGATCCTTCTATGTGGATGAAGGCCGCTCCCAACATTGGTAAGACTGTTTCCTATGAGACTTACCAGCTTGATGTTGAGCGCGCTGAGAAGGCTCCCTCTACACGAAACGATATTCTTGCTAAGCGTTTCGGAATTCCTATGGAGGGCTACACATATTTCTTCACTTACGAAGAAACTCTACCTCATAAGCCACGAAATTTCTGGCAGATGCAATGCTCTATGGGAGCAGATCTCTCTCAGGGCGACGACTTCTGTGCGTTTACATTCTTGTTTCCTCTTCCTCGAGAAAAATACGGAATTAAGACTCGGTGCTACATTTCTTCAGACACAATGGCTAAACTTACTCCTGCGACAAGGATCAAGTACGAAGATTTCTTACGAGAAGGTTCTTTGATGGTTCTCGATTGCGTCGCTTTGGACATGAATGAAGTCTATAACGATCTAGATCAGTATATTGCAGATAACGAATATGACGTTACTTCTTTTGGTTATGACCCATATAACGCAAAGGAATTTGTTAACCGATGGGCTACCGAGAACGGTCCGTTTGGCATCGAGAAAGTAATTCAAGGTGTTAAGACGGAGTCGGTTCCTCTTGGTGAGTTGAAGAAACTTGCCGAGAATCGAGCTTTGTTGTTCGACGAATCTTTGATGGAATTCTGTATGGGCAATGCAATTGCTTTGGAAGATACTAACGGTAATCGTAAGCTGTATAAGAAGCGCCATCAAGATAAGATCGACTCGGTAGCAGCAATGCTTGATGCATATGTAGCATTTAAGCTTAATCGAGATTCCTTTGAATAGAGAGGTAACTAAGATGTATCAATATCCAGATTATCTCATGCACTACGGCATCCCAGGTATGAAGTGGGGCGTGAGAAAGAAAGATTATTCTTCTACTAGTGTACGTGCTGCTATGGCTCGTCGTCAAAATGACAAAGTGGACGCTGGTTTTAAGAATTGGAATAGCAATTCCAAAAAGAAGGAAAATGCTATCGATCTTGGCAAATCAATGAATACCAATCGTATGGCGTATGAATCTAATCGAAATAAGCAAACAAAATCTGCTTATAAGAGTAGTAAGAAAGCTTATAAGAAAGCTCTTCGTAAAAATACTACTTATCGAAAAGGTGCTATTCGTGGAGAAGTAGGAAAAGATGCTTCCCGAAAATATTTAAGCGCTGCTAAAAAAGTTAAGAAGCAGCTTGATGCCGATCCGAATAATAAGCAGCTTAAACGTCAATATTCAGATCTAATGTCTAAACATGATATTGAGCGAGCTAAGGCTCGAAAAGCCCCAGAAGTAGGAGCTAATCGAAGTCGCAAAATAGCAGCTGTCAAACGAGGTTTAACGATGTCAGCTAAAGCTGCTGCAACGACAGCAGCCGTCGGTGGAGGTTTATATTTAGTGAATAAATATGGAGTTTTAAATACTTCGATTTCCTCAGATGATGTTATTCGATACGCTAAAGTTGGTAAGAAGATTCTTACGTATATGTATTAGGAGGTGGTTTTTACATGTATGTTTATCCAGATTACCTCATGCACTACGGTGTCCCAGGTATGAAGTGGGGCGTACGGAGAAAACCGGTATCGTCCGGGTCAAAGAAAAGCAGACGTCAAAAACGCAGAGCAACTTATTCTAAAGATTATTTAGAGTCAGAACCTTTACGAAAAAAGAATTACAAGCAGTTATCGAACGCTGAACTTAATAAACTAAACAAACGAATGAATCTTGAGCAAAATTATAAACGGTTAAATCCAAAAGGAATCGATAAAGGAATCGCCGTTTCTAAGAAGATCATCGCGGTTGGAGCGACGGCAGCAGGTATTTATGCATTAAGCAAGAATCCCTGGGTTGGTGTCGGAAAAAATATTCTAACAACTGCAAATGCCGCTAGAGTAGCAAAAACCGCCGCCAAGGTCGGTTATTATGTCGTCAGGTGATTCTATGGCTGAATCTTTTAGGACAAGGCTTCAACATGCCTGGAATGCTTTTAGTAATCAAGAGACGACTGACTATCGGTATTCTACGTCTGTTGGGTCTTCTTACGGTTATCGGCCGGATCGTGTTGGGATATCTATTGGTTCTGAGCGTACCATCATTAACGCTATTTACAATCGAATAGCCGTTGATGTTGCAGCTACGACTTTTATGCATGTTCACGTTGACGAGAATAAGCGTTACAAAGAAGAGATTAATTCTGGTTTAAATTATTGCCTTAACGAAGAGGCAAATCTTGATCAGACTGCAACTGCTTTTATGGCTGACATCGCTTATTCTCTTCTAGAAGAAGGATGTATCGCAATCGTTCCAATTGATACGACGTTGGACCCATTTGTTACGGGGTCTTACGACATCAATTCTATGCGACGAGGAAAGATCGTTGGTTGGCATCCAAAGCATGTCGATCTTGAAGTTTATAACGATAATTCAGGAATTAAACAGCAAATCACCATGCCTAAGTCATCGGTAGCTATTGTTGAGAATCCGTTTTATGCTGTTATGAATGAGCCTAATTCTACTTTGAAGCGACTCGTTTATAAGCTCAAACTTCTCGACGATGCCGACGCAAAGGCTAACTCGTCTAAGCTAGATGCTATCGTTCAGTTGCCATATACGATTCGTAATGAATCCCAAAAGAAGCGCGCCGAAGATCGTAAGCGTTCTCTTGAAGACCAGCTCGAGAATTCCAAGTATGGTGTCGCATATATTGATGCTACGGAAAAGTTTACCCAACTTAATCGTTCTGTTGAGAATACTCTTCCTGAGCAGATTAAGACACTTACTGATCAGTTATATTCTCAGTTGAGTCTTGACGTTACAGTGCTTAATGGTACAGCTACTGATTCTACGATGAACAATTATTATCAGCGAACAGTCGCACCAGTCGTTAAAGCAATTCGTGATGCTATGAATTGTAAATTCTTGACAAAGACTGCTCGAACTCGGAATCAGCAGATTATGACGTTCCAAGATCCATTTAAGTACATGACGGTGACCCAGATTTCTCAGATGGTAGATTCGTTTAGTCGTAACGAGGTTCTTACAGGTAATGAGTTCCGTACAGCTCTTGGATTTAAACCTTCTGAAGAGCCTAGTGCTGATGAGCTTCGTAATAAGAATCTTATCGATCCCAATGCTAATTATGGATCGGAGTCCGATTACTATCCCAATGACGTATCGGATGTCGAAAATCAAAATGGAAGTTATCAGTAAAGATATAATACTTGCTCGATAATTCTATTTATATGTATTGTAAAGAAACTACAAATGTAAAGGAGGAACCGTATGAAGTATGATTTTTCTGGCTATGCTACCCGTAACAATATTAAGTGCTCTGATGGTCGTATCATTATGCGCGACGCGTTCAAGGATAATGATCATAAGAAAGTGCCTTTGGTTTGGCAGCACGATCATATGTCTCCGGACAACGTTTTAGGTCATGCTATGCTTGAGAACCGAGACGATGGCGTATATGCTTACGGATTGTTTAATAGTACTCCTTCGGGTTTAAATGCTAAAGAACTTGTTAAGAATGGCGATGTTAAGGCGCTGTCTATTTATGCTAACAAGCTTAAGCAGGATGGCGCTAACGTTATTCACGGTGCTATTCGTGAAGTCAGTTTAGTTCTTGCTGGGGCTAATCCCGGGGCATATATTGATACGGTAATGGTTCATTCTGATGAGAATGAAGAGACCGAGGATGCTGAGATTTGCTTTAATCTTAACAGTAATCCCGTAATTTATCATTCTGATGATAAGGATGATTCTGAGGATTCTTTCGATTCGTCGGATGATGAAACTGATGTCAGTATTACTCATGCTGACAAAACTGATGAAAAGGAAAAAGATATGGCCGATAATACCGGATCTAACGAGAAGACTGTTCAGGATGTCATTGATTCTATGACCGAGGATCAGAAGAACGTACTTTATTATTTGGTTGGTCAGGCTGCCAGCGGCGATATTGATACCGAAAGTGAGGATAATATGAAGCATAATGCTTTTGAGGATGAGGATGACACCATGGCTCATTCTATTGATTTTGATGAGATTCTTCGAGACGCAAAGCGTTGCGGTTCTTTGCGTGACTCGGTGATGCAGCATGGTCTTGAGGATGTTAGCTATGCTGATTATCTTGAGCATGGTAAGGCAACCTACGGCATCGATCAGATCGATACCTTGTTCCCCGATTTCAAGAGCCTTAACACTCCTCCCGCATTTGTTTCCCGCAATATGGACTGGGTCAAGGTCGTAATGAACAGTGTCTCGCACACTCCGTTCTCCCGAATCAAGTCCGTGTTCGCAAATATCACTGCTGACGAGGCGCGTGCTCGAGGTTATACTAAGGGTAAGAAGAAGCTTGAGGAAGTCTTTACTCTTCTTAAGCGTACCACTACCCCGCAGACCATTTATAAGAAGCAGAAGTTTGATCGAGACGACGTTATCGATATTACTGAGTTCGATGTCGTGGCCTGGGTCAAGGGTGAGATGCGCATGATGCTGGATGAGGAAATTGCTCGTGCTGTTCTTATCGGCGACGGTCGATCCGATTCCTCCGATGATCGTATCTTCCCGACTAACATTCGACCTGTTTGGCAGGATGATACTTTCTATACCATCCGTGCCCAGGTTGACACTAAGGGTATGACCACTGAGGAAGCTAAGACTGAGGCTATTATTAAGGCTATTATCCGTGCTCGTAAGAATTATAAGGGTTCTGGCAACCCGGTGTTCTATACCACCGAGGATGTTCTTACCGATATGCTTCTCCTTGAGAATCAGATCGGTGACGTTAAGTATAAGACGAAGGATGAGCTGGCTAACCGTCTGCGCGTTTCCGACATCGTGACCGTTGAGCTCATGGAGGGCCGGACTCGCAAGGGCGACACTAGCAAGGGCGACGTGGCTGCTTCCGCTACCAAGGATCTTAATCTTGTTGGTCTCATTGTCAACCTTAAGGACTACAACGTTGGTGCTGACAAGGGCGGCGCCGTGTCCATGTTTGACGACTTCGACATCGACTACAACCAGCAGAAGTATCTGATCGAGACTCGTTGCTCTGGCGCTCTGATTAAGCCTTATGCTGCTATCTCGGTTGAGACTTTTGATTCTTCCGCTGAGTAGAATTAATCAAAATGGGAGTGACGAATGACAAAGTATTATGGCGCTATTGGATTCGCCTCTAGTGTGGAGAGTTCTCCTGACGTTTGGACGGAAGAGATCACTGAACGTAATTATTATGGGGATGTGACTCGTAACGTTCGTCGTCTCGACGGAACTGAGTTTATTAATGACAAGGTTGTTGTTAATAATTCGATTAGCATTGTTGCTGACGCTTATGCTAATGAGAACTTCTTTGCCATTCGGTATGCTTCTTGGATGGGGAGTAACTGGAAAGTAACTTCTGTTGAGGTCCAGCCTCCCCGTCTTATTCTTACTCTTGGTGGTATTTATAATGAGTAACAATCGAAACGAGCTAAGCAAGGTCTTGCACGAGATTCTCGGTTCTGATTATGTTTACTTCGATCCGCCAGAGTCTAAACAAATCCATTATCCATGTATTATCTATCAGCGATCTAGTGGTGATACCGATTTCGCTAATAACTTTGGCTATCGTTTCACAAAGCGTTATCAGCTAACGGTTATTTCTAAAGATCCAGATGTTAGCTCACGGATAATGGATAAACTTGCAAAATTGCCTATGTGTACGTATGATCGTCATTATACGTCAGACAATTTACATCATGACATTTTTAATCTTTATTATTAAGGAGGAAACATATGGCTTCTAAGACCCTTTCTTGGGACGATGATGGCAAGCGTTTCTTTGAGAATGGCACTGACCGAGGTGTTCTGTATCCTAAGACCACTTCTGGTTATACGACCGGCGTTGCGTGGAATGGTTTGACGGCGGTTACGGAGTCCCCTGATGGCGCCGAGCCTACTGATCTGTACGCTGATAATGGCAAGTATGCCGTTATGCGTTCGGCTGAGACTCTTGGTTTCACTATTGAGGCTTATACCTATCCTGATGAGTTTGCGGCCTGTGACGGTTCTCGTCAGGTTGCCAAGGGCGCCTACATTGGTCAGCAGACTCGTAATTCTTTCGGTTTCTGCTATCGTTCTCGTATCGGTAATGATGTTGATTCTGAGCTTGCTTATCGACTTCACATCTATTACGGTTGCACCGCCTCTCCTTCTGAGAAGGCTTATGAGACTGTTAATGATTCTCCCGATGCTATGACTCTTTCTTGGGAGTGCACAACCACTCCGGTGTCCATCGCTGGCTTCAAGCCTACTGCTAGCATGATGATTGATTCTCGTTACGCTGATCCCGAGAAGCTTGCTGCTCTTGAGAAGATCCTTTATGGTTCCGAGACGGCTGACGCATCTCTTCCCGATCCTCAGACCATTATCACTACTCTTGGTGCGGCCGAGGCAGTATCGCTTTCTGACATGTCTACCAAGAATACTGAAAAGTCTGTAATTTAGTCAAAATGGAAGTAATCTTTTAAGGAGTTATTACTATGCTTAAGAAGTCTATTACGTATGTCGATTATAACGGAGTAGAGCGAACTGAGGATTTTTACTTTAATCTTAGTAACGCCGAAACTTTGGGATATATCAATAGCGAACGCGGAGGCGTTGAAGCGTTCATCATAAAAGCTGTCGAAACTGAAGATAACGTAAAGCTTTGGAATATTTGGTCTGATTTTATCGCTCGATGCTATGGCGAAAAGTCTGACGATGGTCGACGATTCATTAAGTCGAAAGAGCTCTCAGAGGCGTTTATGCAGACTGAGGCATTTTCTAATCTTATGCTTGAACTTCTTTCGGATAAGGACGGAACGGTTGCGGCCGATTTTGTAAATGCGGTAGTTGCCGACGTTAAGAAAGATCCAAATAAGAAAGCTTTGATCGATGGTTTTCGTGTAGTCAAATAGGCATAGATAACTCAAAGAGGTGAAGACGAATGCTCGAGATTGAAATTTCGGATTCTGAGTTTTTTAATGACGAAACCAATGAATTCGTGACAATCAAAGGCGGAACGCTTATTCTCGAGCATTCGCTTCTTTCGATTTCCAAATGGGAATCTAAATTTTGTAAACCGTTTATTATTGAATCAGAGCATTCTTACGACGAAATGATAGAATACATAAAATGCATGACTATCAACAAGAATGTTTCTGATACAATTTATGATCTTATTGATACCTCTGCCTATAACACTATTATTTCATATATAAACGCGCCAATGACTGCGACTGTTATAAAAGACGTTAATGTTAAACATGGAAGTGAGTCTTTTATAACAAACGAAGTCATATATTACTATATGACTGCTTTAAATATTCCGTTTGAATGCGAAAAATGGCATTTCAATAGACTCTTAACGTTGATCAATGTATGTTCGCAAAAAAGCGCACCGCCCAAAAAAATGTCTAAAGATGAAGTACGTAGTCGTTATGCTGAACTTAATGCCAAACGTCGCGCAATGCTTAATTCTAAGGGATAATCATGGGGATTCGAATAAGTCAAACTGGCGACTTCAAGAAAATTGAGAAATTTTTGAAAAGAGTCTCTAATAAAGATTATTTAAAAATCTTAGATAAATATGGCAAAATAGGTGTACAGGCATTATCTAGCGCTACTCCAATAGACAGTGGAAAAACTTCAAGTTCTTGGGGTTATGAGATTTATGGTAATTCCATTTATTGGACTAACGACAATATCAACAAGGGCGTAAATATCGCTGTGATTCTTCAATATGGACACGGTACAAGAAACGGTGGTTACGTACAAGGACGAGATTATATAAATCCAGCTATTCGTCCGATTTTTGATAGCATGGTTGACGATATTTGGAAGGAGGTTACATCTTAATGAGCAGTGTAGACAATCGTGTAGTAAACCTCGAATTTAATAATAAGGGTTTTGAAAAAGGTGTAGCTCAGACTTTAAAATCAATTGAAAACTTGAAAAAAGGTCTGAATTTCAAAGATTCGTCCAGATCAATACAAGACTTGGAAAAATCGGTTAAGAATCTTAATACCTCGAATTTGGTTAAGGCTGTAAACAATCTTAAGGGTATTGAAAAGAGCATCAACCTTAAGACTACTACAAAATCGATAGACGAGTTGCAATCAAAAAATAAAGTATTTAGTTTATCGAATATCCAGAATGCAGTTAAAAAACTCAGTGATCTTAGTGGAAAATTAAATTTCAAAGGTACAAACAAAGACATAGACGATCTTAAGTCTAAAACAGATTCGTTTGATATGCGTTCGTTAATCAGTGCCGTTGAAAGTGTCTCCAATCGTTTTTCCACTCTTGGCGTAATCGGAATGACCGTTCTTCAAAATATTACGAATGCCGCTTTGAATGCTGGAAAAACGATGATTAGCGCATTGTCGATTCAGCCTATTACTGACGGTTTTCGCGAATACGAAACACAAATGAACGCCATTCAAACGATTTTGGCTAACACACAATCCAAAGGATCGAATCTTAATGACGTTAATAATGCTTTAAGTACACTGAATACTTATGCTGATAAAACCATTTATAATTTCACCGAGATGACGCGAAATATTGGCACATTTACAGCAGCTGGTGTGGACCTTCAAACTTCGGTTGATTCGATCAAAGGCATTGCTAATTTGGCGGCAGTGTCTGGTTCTACCTCTCAGCAAGCAAGTACTGCAATGTATCAGTTGTCACAGGCAATCGCTACTGGCACAGTTAAATTGATGGATTGGAACTCAGTCGTTAATGCTGGTATGGGCGGTCAGGTGTTCCAAGACGCGCTTATCCGAACGTCTGAACATCTTAAGACGGGAGCGAAAGCGGCTATTGCCGCTAAAGGATCATTCCGAGAGTCACTTTCCGAAGGTTGGCTTACCACACAAGTTCTTACCGAGACTTTGCGTCAGTTCTCTTTGAATGTTGATACTGCGAAAGACTACGAACGAGCTGTACAATCTTTGGTAGACCAAGGATATACTAAAGAAGAAGCTACGAATATTGCCAATATGGCTAAGACTGCTGCCGATGCTGCGACAAAGGTGAAAACTTTCTCTCAGTTGATTGATACCTTAAAAGAGGCTCTTGGTTCTGGTTGGACCAATTCTTGGCAGATTATATTTGGTGATTTCGAAGAGGCAAAAGATTTATTCACCAATATTTCTGATGCTTTATCGAAGATCGTTAACGAATCAGCTAATGCCAGAAACGCTATGCTTACGTCCGGATTATCGACTGGATGGAAACAGTTATTATCCGAGGGTATATCCGATGAGCAGAAATTTATGGAAACCACAAAACAAGTCGCTAGAGAGCATGGGGTTTCTGTAGATGAGATAATCAATAAGAATGGATCTTTCGCCAAATCATTGAAAGATGGTTGGGCTGATTCTTCAATTCTATCTGAATCCATATCTAAGATGGCCGATGAGGTTCGTGGACTTGGTTACGAGGAGCTAAAAGCCAAGGGGTATACTGAAGATCAAGCTGCATCTTTGATAGCTTTAGATGATGGAATCAAAAATGGTTCTATTGACATTGATGAATACGCTAAGAAAATGACCAAACTTTCTGGTCGCGAACATCTAATAAACGCTTTATCAAATGCATTTAAGGGTCTTTCCGATATTGTTGGCAAAGTGAAAGACTCTTTTGATGATGTATTTCCGCCAATGACCGGCGAGAAGCTATATTCGTTAACTGAGGCTATTGATAAATTCTCTAAGAACCTGATACCTTCTGAAAAGACTCTTGATAAAATAGGCAGGACTGCTAAAGGTGTCTTCGCTATTTTTGATCTTGGAAAACAATCGGTAATGGCTATTGCTAATGGGTTTAAGCAATTTGGCTCGTCTACTGGATTTTCTGTTTTTACGTCAAGCTTGTTGGATATGACGGCTGCTATTGGTGATTTTCTTGTTGAGATCGACGATGCCGCTAAGAAATCTGACGTATTTACTGCTGTATCGCAAGGTGTTGTGAAAGTTTTATCGGTATTGTCCTCCGGTTGGAAGGGTTTTTCCGATACTGTTTTAACGGCAAAGAATATCTTAACAACAGTTCTTAATGTTATTAAAACTTTGGCCTCCTCTTTATCTGGCGGCCTAAAAGAAGGTTTTACATGGCTTAAGGATAACGTAACGTTGGATGATATTTTCTCCGGAATTAAAGCTGGTTCTTTGTTGGGAATAGCTGCTAATCTTGTCACAGTTTCTGACAAATTCGGAGATTTCGTAGAGACGATAAAGGGGTTTTTAAAGCAATCGAAAGATGTTTTTGGACTTAAGCAGATTAGTAGCAATATTTCTGAATTCTTCAAGACTGTCGGTACGGCGCTAACCGACTTCACCGGTACGGTTAAGTTCGGTAAACTGTTAATCATTGCTGCGTCAGTCGCAATGTTGGTCGATTCGATGAAGAAGTTGTCCGAACTTAATCAGGATCAGCTCACACAGGGTCTTGTGTCCATTGGTGTGTTGTTGGCCGAACTCAACATAGCAGTTAGTCGAGTTGCAAAATCCTTAGCTGGAACAGATACCGGGTCGATTATTAAGGCTTCGGCGTCAATGGTTTTAATGGCGATGGCCATTAAGAAATTGGCAAAGGCTATGGTGATCATTGCTGGCCTGGATATTGAAGGCATAGCAAAGGGGCTCATTTCCGTTAGAGTCTTAATGTCTGGATTAGCCAAATTCACGCAAAAGGCTAATATGTCAGAAGGAAGTCTTAAAACCGCCGCCGTTCTTATAGCCATGGCAGCGTCTATTAAGATTCTTTCCGGTATTATGAAGACAATTGGCAATATGGATGTAGAATCCATCGCTAAGGGTATTGCCGGAATAACAGCTTGTATGGCTGATCTTGTTTTAGCTTCTAGACTTTTAAACAAGATCAAAGTTAAGGCTAAGACTAGCGTTGCTTTGTTGGCTTTAGCGACGTCTATAAAGATTATAGCTTCCGCTATGGTTCCGATAGGTAAGATGAAACTCGGGAACATCGCAAAAAGTGTTGGCGCTATTACGATTCTTCTTGGCGAATTGACTGGAGTTACAGTTCTTCTTGATAAATTCGCTGGACGTAAGAGGTCGATTCGCGGAGCAGCTGCAATTCTCATCATAGCACAAGCAATTAAGTCTATTGTTCCGGCTTTAACCGATATTGGATCTCTCTCTTGGGGCGAGATCGGTAGAGGCCTAACGGGAATAGGAATCGCTCTTGCTGAATTGTCCGTTGCTTTGATTGCTGTCGACAAATTTACCGGTTTTACTGGCGGTGTTGCTGGTGCTGCAGCAATTCTCATAGTGGCTCAAGCGTTAGAACCGATTGGCGAAGCGCTTAATCGAGTCGCATATCTTTCTTGGGAAGAAATCGGCAAAGGCCTTACTGCTATGGGCGTCGCATTAGCTGAGCTGGTTGCAGCTGTATCGGTAGCTGGTTTAAGTGGTCTTTCTGGTGTAGTTGGCACTATAGGAATCGATTTAGTTGCTTCTCAACTTGGAACTATTGCCGACGCATTACAGAAGTTCGGATCGATGTCTTGGTCTGAGATTGGAGCCGGTCTTACGGCTATGGGCGGCGCTCTTGCAGAGTTAGTAATAGCTTGCGGTGCTGAAGGTCTTACCGGTCTTTCTGGAGTTCTCGGTGCCCTTTCGTTAGATACACTTATCCCTCAGCTAGATTCGCTTGCTAATGCATTACAAAAGTTTGGATCGATGTCTTGGGATGAGATCAATAAGGGTCTTGTCGCTATGGCCGGAGCTCTTGGCGACGCAGCTCTTGGTGGTTTAGTTAACACTCTTTCTGGTTTTGGAGCTGGGGCGATAGCTACTATTGCTGAACCTCTTGGAACTCTTGCTGATTCTGTTAAGAAATGGGCTGACGTAAAAGTTCCTTCAGATTTAAGTTCGCAGCTAGCTGGTTTAGCTTCTGGCGTAATGAAATTTACGTTAGGCGGTTTTGGTGCCGGAACTATTTCCACGGTAGCTAAACCTCTTGGTGATATGGCTTCATCTATTAAGAAATGGGAAGGTGTTACGGTTCCTGACGGAATTGGAGATCAGCTTGGAAAATTGGCGGATGGCGTTGGAAAATTCACGTTCGTCATGGGAGCTGGTGCATTAGCAGAATCTGCAAAACCTCTTGGCGATATGGCCTCATCCGTTAAGAAGTGGAAAGACGTAACCATTCCGGAAAACATGGAGGCTGGGCTTGGTCAACTAGCTCGAGGTGTTAACCAATTTGTTCTTAGCGGTATTTCCGCCGGATCTATTTCAGCTTTGAACGATCCGCTGAAGAACATGGCAGCGTCGGTTAAAGCTTGGAAAAATGTAACGTTAAGCCAAGATTTGGGAGTAATGCTTGAAACTTTAGGTAATGGAGTAAATTCATTCTTGATTTCCGGAATCTCTGCTGCTTCTATTTCAGCTTTGAACGATCCACTGAAGAACATGGCAGCTTCAGTGCAAGCTTGGTCTGGCGTTACCGTTCCGGAAAATATTGGTACTCAGCTGACTCACCTCGCTAATGGCTTGCATTCTTTTGATGATACTTCTGGATCAATTGAGTCGTTTAGTTCTGCGGCAAAGAGCTTAGGCAAAATGGCTACTGGTGTGAGTACCTTATCTACTGTAGATCTTGGTGGAGTAGCGACTAAAATTTCCGATTTCTCAACTGCTCTTAAAAATATTCCGACTGATCTTACTGGTGTTGCTGAGGGTGTTTCAACGAATCTTAATTCTATTGCTTCTGCCATCACATCGAATTCAGTAATTCTATCGGTCGCGGTTACGGGATTGATGAATTCTGTCGTAAACGCCATCAACAATTCCTCTGAATCGTTTACTACAGCAGCGAACACTGTCACTCAAGGATTTGCAACAGCATTGTCTAACGGGATGTCTAATCAGCAAGCAGCAGCAACCACGGCTGTGAAAAACATCATAATTGCTATGCGCAATCAGGCGACGTCTAGTGGCTCAGCCTCTCATACAAATTTCGAGAATGCTGGCAAGGCTATGATGACCGCTCTTAAGCGTGGTATTAATAACGGAAAGTCTTCCTGCGTTACTGCTGTTCGTAATGTTGTGAATTCCTGCAAGTCCGCGGTGGATAGTAGTAGTTTCTACAACATTGGTATTAATCTGGCTCAGGGTATGGCCGATGGCATCCATGCTGGAGCTTACAAGGCAATTAATGCGGCTGCTTCCATGGGCGCTAGGGCTGTTAAAGCGGCTAAGGACGCTACTGGTGAGCATTCTCCATCAAAACTGACTCATCAGATTGGTCTATTCTTTGATCAGGGCTTAATCAATGGTATCATTGCTCTCAAGAAGAAAGTTGGCATGACCGCTGCATCAGTCGGTGATATTGCTGTCGCTAAGATGCAAGATTCAATGTCCGGGGCAACTGCGACTCTTACTCCGGTTATTGATTCAAATAACGTTCTAGCTTCTATGAGCAATAAGCGTTTTAAGGTTGATACTCGATTTGTCGGTAGTATTACAAGTCCTATGAGTACTATGCAATCAGCTATTGAGCAGTCCAACCTTGAGACAATGAAGTCCAACACTCAAGTTCTCAACGCTATCAACGAACTTAATGATAATCTCGGAAGCTACACTGATGCTGTGGCGAATTCTGAGACCGCCATGTACGTTGATGGTAAGAAGCTTGCTTCGTCTATCGCCAAGCCTATGAATCAGCAGCTTGGTGTTCTTTCTAGGAGAGGAGGTCTGGCGTGAGTTATCCAGATTTACCCAACAACCGTCTAATCGTAAACGGTGTTGATTTGTCAATTCGTTTTCAGATGGTTCTGTTGGATGGTTACACGCTGGAGCCTCCTGAGCCTAAGACTTATACGGTTGACATCCCTGGGGGCAACGGAGTCATTGATTTGACCGAGGCGCTTACCGGGGATGTTGCCTATAAGAATCGCAATCAGGAATTCACGTTTGCGGTTATCGACGTAAAGAATTTCGAGAAGGTTAAGACTGAGGTAAGTAACTTCCTCCATGGTCGAGCGTTTGATTACACGATGACAATGGATCCTGGTTATACCTACCACGGACGTTTTTCTGTGGATTCCTATAGCCACGAGGCTTATGCAAATGGCCTTCTAGGACAGTTCAAGATTAAGGTCGATGCGAACCCGTATAAGTTGAAAGAACATTGTGCTTATCGACTTAATGCTACTGGCGGCAAGCTGTATCGTTTTGAGTCCGGTAGGCGTCCCGTTCATCCGACGGTGGAATGCACAGAGCCTTGCTTTATCACATTTGGAACAAACGGCGAACAAATAATCCCAGCTGGAACTTATCGACTTAACGATATTTTGTTTAAACAGGGCTTGAATGAAGTTTATCTGAATACGCACAAGCTTTATTATGTTCATTGGGATGAAATCGGAGAATCTGGAAGTTATCAAATGACTTGGTCGGATTCTCATTCCTATCGTTGGGATGAAATACATAATCTTGGATCGAGCGTTATTGGAGCCCCCAAAGCTTGGTTCGATTTGGCCGAACAGAGATGGTCTGATTTTTCCGAAAAACATTGGAGAGAATTGGATTATCGTCTAGAGAATAAACCAGAAGTGAACGCATATTTAACATATGATTGGGAGGATCTGTAATGGCTGCTACCGAAAATTTGAAACTGGAGCTCATTAGTCCTAGTGATTTTGTATCTCCAGAACCGATTAATAACGCAATTAAAGCGCTGGATGCCCTGGGTCTGGATTACGTTGTAGAACAAGGTAAATCTGGAGAATGGTGGTATCGAAAATGGAAATCAGGACGTGCCGAATGCGGAATTAATGATAAGAATTTTGGTCGCGTTGATCATAAAATTCAATGGGGCGCTATGTATGGTACTGATTCGCAACAGAGTTTTGGAGCATACCCCTTTGCTTTTTCTGAAAAGCCATTTACAATGATTTCATTTAATGGTGACGGCGGTACTCCAGGAAGTCATCAGAGTTATATTGCTGCAGCACATTCTGTATCAACCACTGTAGCTCCTTCATTTCGTACCATTGATCCGTATAGTGGTACTTACTCAGAACTTCATTGTGGAATTTACGTTGTTGGTACATACAAGTAAGAAAGGATAAAGTATGGGTTATAAGGTTCTGTATGACAATCAACTTCTTTTCGATCCTTATACGGATGATCGTATAACCGATACGAAACTTTCGGCTAAGCTTAATGCTGCATCGTATTTCGATTTCACTATCGCTCCTACGCATTCTTTATATTCCAAGATCGCTGAACGAGCAGGAGAAGTTCGAATCTATTTCAATAATCTTATTCTGTTCAAGGGTGAGATTACTAAAATAGAGGAAGACTTTGAGGGAAATAGTTCTGTTTCTTGTACGGGCGTTCTCGATTACTTGACTGCTACTCGAGTTCGTCCGTACTCTACAGTTAAAGGAGAACAACCTCTTAACGCTCCTTCAACTTATGAGGGTTACTTTCAATGGCTGATTGACCAGCATAATTCTAATTGTCTTGACTCACGCAAGCGTTTCTCAGTCGGTGTGAATCAGGGCAATGTCCTCGATAAGAACAACTATATTTATCGTTCGTCTGAACAGCGTCCAACAACTGCCTCTGAGATTGAGGACAAGATTCTGAACTCTGCTGGCGGTTATCTGTTCGTACGATATCAAGATGATCTGAATATTCTTGACCTTTACGCTGACGTCCATGATGTTAATACTCAGATTATTGATTACGGCGTCAACATGCTTGACTTCACCAAGACCACGATTGCTGAGTCTCAATACACGGCGGTTGTGGCAACTGGTTATACGCCAGATCCTCCTGAGGGTCAAACAGATGTCAAGATGAAGCCAATCACTCTTGAAGGTTGTGCAGATGGTGGTACACCTTACTCCTCGACTATCGTCAAAATGGGAGATAGGGTTTATGACGTAGAAGCTGTTGCCCGTTACGGTTATCGAGAGTACTATGTCTCGAATACCGATATCAAGACTCACGACGGTCTTCTTGAGTACGCCTGCAAGACACTTAATACTCTGCTATCTCCTGCTCTCACCATCTCAGTCAGGGCTGTAGACCTTGCTCTTATTCTTGGCGAGAAGTACCAGCATCTTCAGCTCGGTCAGGCGGTACGAGTTCGTTCTAAGCCCCGCAAGGTAGACGAGTACCTCATGGTTAATTCGATCGATCTCGATTTGATGAATCCTGAGAATACTACCTTTGACTTAGGTGCTTCGTATGATACTCTTACCGGCCAGCAGAGTGCATATCTAAAAGCTCTCAATGCCTCAATCAATGCAAGTCTAGACACAGTCGATGCTCTTGGTGATAATGTTAAGAATTCGGCTAAGCTTGCTCAAGAAGCAAAAGATAAGGCAGATACCGCGACAGATGCTGCTGCAGACGCTGCTGCGAAAGCCGACAAGGTAACAGACATAGCTAACTCAGCTGTATCTAAAGCTGATACGGCTATCTCTACTTCAAACGATACTAAAGCTAAGGTAACTCTTGTTGAAAAGAAGGCTACTGAGGCTAAGACTGCGGCAGATACTGCGAAGAAGGCTGCTGACGATGCGACAACCGCTGCCAATTCAGCTCAGTCTTCTGCAGAGAAAGCTAATGAGGCTGCATCTAACGCTAATACAGCTGCTAGCAACGCTCAGTCCACTGCCGATAGCGCTCTAAGCTCTGCTGCTCAGGCGAACAAGGATGTCGGTAATGTAAAGACTCAGATTACTGAGATCAACAAAGAAATGACCTCGGTTAAGCAGGATGCAGCTACTCTGCGTGATGATTTGACTGGTAAGATTACCACAGTTAAAGAGACTATGGAAGCTGACTATACAAAGAAGTCCGAGTTGAGTGCTACCGAAAGTAATCTCAAAACTGAGATTTCTAAATCTGCTGCTGGGCTCCGTACTGAGGTTTCTCAGACGTATAGCACAAAGAAAGAGCTCGAGACTACCACTAAGGCAGCTCAAACGGCTCAATCCACTGCTGATGCGGCTAAGAAAGCAGCCGAGTCAAACGCATCTGATTTGGCAAATGCTGTTAGTAAATTTGATGGTGACATCACTAATCTTAAAGATCAGATTGATGGCGCTATTCAGACCTGGTTCTACGATGGCATCCCTAATGCATTGACAGAGCCCGAGGTCAATTGGACTACTGATAAGGATCGTCAGACTCATCTTGGAGACCTTTACTACGACAATAAGACCGGATTCTGCTATCGCTATATGCATCAAAATGGGGTATATTCTTGGGCTAGAATTAAAGATACTGAGGTCACTAAGGCCTTATCTGATGCAGCTAAGGCTCAAACTACTGCGAATGCCAAGAAGCGCATATTTATTGTTACCCCGAAACCACCTTATGACATTGGGGACTTATGGGTTCAGGGCTCTAAAGGCGATATTATGCGTTGTCAGACTCCGAAGATTGATAGTCAGGCATATGCTGAGTCCGATTGGGTCAAAGCAAGTAAGTATACTGATGATACGGCTGTTACAAATCTCTCCAACACCGTTGAGAAGACTTATGCTACAAAGTCAACTGTGAATCAGCTTAGTGATCGTATTGAGCAGACAGTAAGCAGCGTGGAAGAGGTTCGTACGGATGCCTCTGCTGCAAAGACAACTGCTGATAACGCTCAGAAGGCTGCTAACGATGCAGCTACTGCGGCTAATACTGCTCATGCGACGGCTACTGCTGCTCAAACTGCTGCTAATAAGGCCCAAGAACATGCTACTAGTGCTGCTACTGCGGCTTCGACTGCTAAGGCTAATGCCGATGCTGCCCAGGCTGCTGCTAACAAAGCTAATGCTGCTCTGAGTGATGCCCAGAAGAATCTGACAGATCTTCAAAATAGGGCCGATGTGACTGATGAGGAGCTAACTGCTGCTAAGAACGCTGTGGCTTCTGCTCAAACTGCTGCTGATGCTGCCAACTCTGCTGCAAGTAAGGCTAAAGAGTTGGCTAATACGGCACAGAGCACCGCCAACACAGCTAAGCAGAATGCCGCTACAGCGCAATCTAAGGCTAATGCGGCTGCTAGTGCTGCTAGTACGGCACAGAGCACCGCCGATACCGCTAAGGCCAATGCTAAGAAGGCTCAGGATGATGTTGACGCTCTTAAGAATCGTGTGACCCAGGCCGAGACAAAAATTACGCAGAATAGCGAAGCTATTGCTCTAAGGGCGACTAAGACTGAGGTTACTAGTGCTATTGATAATATCCAAATAGGTAGCAGAAATTTGTTGATAGGTACTGAAACTCCATTCACTATGACCGGAAACAACACTGTGAACCAGACCAACTCTATGTATCGCCTATTCAACAATGCTGTGAGAAGTCTCCCAAGCGGAACATACGTGATCGTCTGCGATGTAGTCGGAACTGTTGCTGGAGGAAGCGCATTTATTCAGTGGAACGGTACACCCTATAATATACAGCTTCCTCGAATTAATATCTCTACAACTGGACATCACGTAAACCACAAATTTACACTTACCGCCGATTCATCGCAGGTAGCTACAGGTATCGGCCTAAGGTTAGATAATGTTACCGGAAAGGTAACCGTATCGCATATGAAATTGGAGTATGGCAACAAAGCCACAGCTTGGTCACCGGCTTATGAAGATCTTAAGATCGATGCTTCCAACAAAGCTAACACCGCTTTATCCGAATCCAAAAAATACACTGATGCCCAACTAAAGATCACATCTGAATCTATTACGTCAGCAGTGTCAAAAACATATCAAACAAAAACTGATATGCAGAAATATCCAACGATTAATCAAACTTCAGTTAAATATACTTTTTTAGGATCGCAACCAACCAATTCCAGCAAATGGATTAAACTAGGAACGTGGACTTCTTCTGGCGACGCTGAGTGTTGCTCAATCCAAGTGTTCACTGGCAATGGTTATAACGGCTCAGCGAGTCAAAATTCCGATTTTTCTATATTTATCAAGGATGGATATCAACAAACACATAGTGCTTCTAATGCGTTTGGTGTAACAGTTACCCTCGGGTTGAACTGTGCAAATGTTAAAGTTCAAGTTCGAGCGAAGTCAAATACCGTTTGTGATGTATGGTTCTATTGCCCGTGGAATTACGGAAACGGCTCATACATGGTTGATCGCGGATCTGGTAAATGGGAACATTCAGGATTGAATCAAACAGCCGAGCCAACAGACGGAACATCTCAGAGTATTTCCATGGCCGATTATCTAACTTCAAAAGAAACTCATTCGGCCATTAATCAACGTGCCGATCAGATTTCTTCTACAGTAGCTGCTACGTATGTTAATAACGAGACACTATCGAGCTATGCTACTAAGTCTCAGCTTGAACAGACGTCCACGTCTCTGACATCTCGTATCCAGACAACCGAAACAACTGTCTCAGGTATGTCTACGACTGTTAAGAATGTCAACGACTATATGACATTTGCTAGGGAATCTGGTCAACCTACTCTGACAATTGGTAGCTCGTCAAGTTCGTTCCGTACGAAGCTAACTAATACGAGTGAGAAGTTCATGCAGGGTGATCAGACAATCATGGAATTGGACGGTGTTACATCTACTGTGAAAGCTTCTCGAGTGCAAATGGGTCACTATCAATGGCGAGATACGGGTACGTCCATGCAACTGGTTTATATTCCTTAGGAGGGTCAATTGGCTACTATTTACGGCGACATAACAAATCACTGGCGTTGCTATATTAACACTTGGTCCTCCGAGGATGCTACCTCTGTATCAGCAGGTTTGACTGTTGGTATCCAGGATTGCGGTTGGGGTTTTCAAATCTGGACGGGAATTGTCGGTGATGCTAATGCTAATGGTTCAAAGTCAGTAGTTAATACCAGTTTTAACACGTCTACTGGTAGTTGGAGTACTAAAGACATTACTTCTGCTTCTCAACGATTTACTAAAGGTCATAACGCGTATGACATTTGGCTTTCGGGAACTGTTACAAATAAATCTGGATATATGAATGGTTCGAGTTCAGCCACTCAATATCTCACGATTCCAGCCTTAGCTCATCATTATGTAACATTTGACGCAAACGGTGGCACTGGTGCTCCTGGTCGAGTAGATAAGTGGTATGGCGAGCAGGTAACAATCCCGACAACTAAACCGACACGTACTAATTATGAATTCCTAGGTTGGAGTACTACTAGAGACGGACAAGTAGCATATAAACCTGGAGAAAAGTACTGGATTGACGATGTCGATGCGACATATTATGCAGTATGGAAACTTCTATACGTCCCGCCTAAGTTTACCAATGGTCTGGCTATTCGTACCAGCTCAATGACCTCTACGACTCATGATTACTCAGGTGGCTATTGTTATGCGAGCTTTAGTTACAAGGTAGACACAACCATTTATCCGAGTAATGTTGCAAAATCCATTGTATGCAAATACTATCAAGACGGAAATTCTACCGGCGTAACCGTAACACCTACCGGAGATCTTAACAAGGCATCGGGCACAGTCAATGTCCATTTTGCAGCGTCGATCAACTCAGTATATTATATTGAGTGCTCTCTGACGGATACTAAGGACGGAACGGCAACCATCGCTCGATCTATTACGACAGGAGTTCTGCCTATGGAAGTTGCAAACCAAGGAAGATCAGTCGGTATTCTGAGTGCTGCTCCGAGTTCTGATGGATTGAAACTCGGAGGCTCGGGTAATCCTGATTTTCTTATCGCTGCCGATACAACCAATAACCGACTTGAGTCAATGGCTCAGATTCACGGCAGGACGTCTTCGGCCGGTCAAGGAGAGTTGACTCTAAGTGTAGACGGATTAGATTATAACGGGAACCATTCTAGCGGAAAAATATCATTCAATGCTGCTAGGTTTTTATTTAATTCATATGATCTGGACGCTATTATGAGCGCGCCAGCATATGATGGAAATGCCGCAAAACCGAGTTCTCCACACTATTTAAAATGGGGCGTAATACGACTCCCTAGCGGGTTATGCATAATGTCCTTACTCGAAAATAATAATTGGTCATGGGTGGGTGGAGTTATTTTCAGTAGGACCACCTTTGAGCTCCCGATTCCTTTAGCTTCAACTACGTATAACGTGGTATATTCTCAGATGTATTACAACACATTGGATTATATTAACCAAGTAACCATACAGACTGAATGGCGAAAAGCACAAAGTTTCGGCGCCGTATCTTACCATCCGACTACAAATAATGCAACTTATACATTCAATGTTCAGCCAATAGTAATTGGTCAATGGAAATAATAAAGAAGGCGAAAAATGTTTTACGGTAATCTTGTAAATGATATGGTAATCCTTACGCCGGATTCGTCTACCGGTCGTCCTGTTATGGAGGTCGATCCGCCTACGAATATTCCGACTGGTTACCATGCTGAGTCTCGATTCCGAGACAACGGCAGCTCTATTACCCAGGTTTGGGATGTTGTACCTAATGCCGGTACTCCTCAGGACGCTGCTATCACGCTTGCTATGATGCAGGCTGAGAAATTGTCCGATGATGAGGCTCTGAAGGTATCTGCCCTCTATCCTGAGTGGAGTGGCAATTCCGTGGTGTATCCTGTAGGTACTCGAGTTCTCTATAACGGCACTTTGTATAAGGCTCTGGAGACTCATACCTCGACTCCTACCACGTCGCCCGTAGAGAGTCCCCAGAATTGGGTTAAGGTGCTTCCTTCCTCTTCTGGTGAGACTGCTCCCGAGTGGGAGAATGGGCATATCTACAACAAGGGTGACCGAGTGACCAAGTACGGTAATATCTACGAGTCTACTATGGACTCCAATACCTACGAGCCTGGTGTCTTTGGCTCTGAATCTGCTTGGACTCAGATCACCCAATCCTAAATCAAAATGGGAGTAAATCATGCTTCACGGTATTGATATCGCGTCATATCAGTCCGGTCTGAACCTTACTACGGTAAAAGGCCAGATTGATTTCGTCGTGATTAAAGGTACTGAGGGTACGAATTACGTAAATCCCTACTGCGATCCACATTTTCAACAGGCGAAGCAAGCAGGCATCCTCCGAGGCGTATACCATTACGCTAAGGCTGGTAACGCTACCGCAGAGGCAAACTACTTCTGTGATAACTGTATCGGCTACAAGGGGGATGCCATTCCCGTCCTTGATTGGGAAGAGAAACAGTCAGTCGCCTGGGTTAACGAGTGGGTCAAAGTTGTCCGTAGCCGCTGGGGAGTCTCCCCGATCATCTACGCGAATCCTTGGCGATTCAATCAAGGCGGCGTAGATAAGGAATGTGGACGATGGGTCGCTTCGTATCCAGCAGTATCTCATCCAACTTTCAAAATGGCTGAATCGTGGGATTGCCCCAAAGTCGATGGACTAGTTTGCATGTGGCAATTCTGCTCTGACGGTCGACTAAATGGCTATAATGGCAATCTTGACGCTGACCTCTTCTATGGAGATGCAAACGCCTGGAACGCCTATGCTGGAGTAAAGCCTGCTCAGACTCCACAGCAACCTACAGCCAAACCTGAGCAACCATCGAACCAAGATTCTTCGGACGATACGATTATCATCTCGAAGGGTGACGGTTCAAACCCTACTAAGTACAAGAAAATTTCTTAGTAGTTCAAAGTAAGAGGGTATCCTGGGGGCAATTCGTTAGTTCAAGACGTCGTAGGTGTTCTTCGATTTAACTTCGTTCTTCTGTCCTTTCATTGTTAAATCCAGAATTGTCCCTATGATACCCTCTTACTCTATTTGAGAAATCGTTGAAAGGATTCAAAATGGAACTCAAAGACACTATTGATCTCATGACCAGTTCCGATTATAAGGATCGTTTTAAGGCCGAGTATCACCAAGTTAAGATTCGAGCTGAAAAACTCGATAAACTTCTTCGAGATTTCTATAATAAGAAGCTTGATTTCACTCCTACTAGCTCCATCGATTTGCTTCAGGCCCAACTAGTTGATATGGAGAACTACATGCATAAACTTGAGTACCGTGCTGAGGCTGAAGGAATTAAACTCTAATTCATTTGGTTATTTATGAGGAATCGTTGAAAGGAGTTTCTCATGTCGCAGACGTACAACCCATATATTGGCCAGATTCCAGGTCAGCAACCAGCTACACCACAGACTTGGTTGCCGGGCAACCAGAATGTCACTCTGCCATACGTAACGCCCGCTCCAAAGCAGACCATTTTCGGTAAGGTCGTTCAAAATGAGAGTCAGATCACTCCGAATGATGTACCGATGGATGGAACGATTGCTATGTTCCCGCTTCAGGACTTCTCCAAGATCATTGCAAAGCAGTGGACACCCAACGGTCTGATTCAGACTCTTGAGTATCTTCCTGCTAATACTAAGGACGATAATCCGACAGTCACTCTCGATGAGGTAATGTCTCATATGGATGAGCGTCTTGATCAGATTGAGGATCTTTTCACCAAGCCCAATCAGGCAATGAGGAAGGGTGATAACAATGCTAAGTCCGCTTAATGCTATTCTTAACATGGCACAGTCAAATCCTAATATTGCAAACAACCCTCAGGCCCAGGCAATGCTGAATGTCGTCAAGAGCGGCGATGCTCAGAAGGGCGAGGAGATTGCAAGGAACCTCTGCAACACTATGGGAATCACTCCGGAGGAAGCAACCAAGCAGGCTGCTAACTTCTTCAACATTCCTCACTAATATTTAACGACTAAAGGATGGTAATCATGCCGTTTGACAAAACAGCAAGCATCTTGGATACAGTTAAGAAGACTTGTGGTCTGGGTTCAGACTACGATGCATTCGATCAGGATATTCTGGTTTTTCTAAACGCTGCCATCCTTGATCTCACTCAAAATGGGATTGGTCCGTCTGATGGGTTTACGGTTACTGATTCCTCTCAGACATTTGAAGACTTTATCGGAGGGTTTAAGAACGTAGGGGGCGTGGCAACATATTTGTCACAGAAGACTCGTATCGCGTTCGATCCTCCGACTTCTTCATATGTTCTCGAGGCAATAAATAAAAACCTCGCCGAACTCATTTGGCGACTAAATCTCGAAGCTGAAAATACGAGTAATTCTGACGTTACCTCGTAAACTCAGTTTGTTCATACTCTCGGACTAGATTTGGGGACCGCGGCCTTAGATTGAATCCGAGTTTATGATATTTTTCTGTCGGTGTGCAAAATAAGGAGGAACATTATGTTTAGCAATAGTGCACCGAGCCTGTCCGATATCGCTGCCGTTACGGATGGTAACCGCAATGGTGGATGGAGCGATGGAAATGGTTGGTGGGTTCTGATCATTCTCTTCGCCCTGTTCGGATGGGGTGGCAATGGTTATGGCGGTAATCGTGGAGCTGCTGCAGCAACCACGACTGATCTCCAGTCCGGTTTTGATACCCAGAGCATCCTGAACAAGCTCAACGGCATCAATAGCGGTATCTGCGACGGTTTCTATGCCGTGAATACCTCTTTGCTTCAGGGTTTCAACGGTCAGCAGATGGCTACCATGCAGGGTAACTACGATACCCAGACCGCGATTAACGGTTTGAGTTCTCAGCTTGCCAATTGCTGCTGTGAGAACCGTCAGGGCCAGGCAGACATCAAGTATGCTATGGCGACTGATACCTGTGCTATCACCAACTCCATTTCTAGCGCAGCACGTGATATCACGGACAATGCAAATGCCAACTATCGTCAGCTGCATGATGAGCTTGTCGCCATGCGTATGGAGGACAAGGACGCCCAGATCGCAGACCTTACGCGTCAGCTTGGTCAGAAGGATCTCGCGGCTTCCCAGTGCGCTCAGAATGCATATTTGATCAGTCAGCTGCATCCGTCTCCGATTCCGGCATTTAATGTCCCGAATCCTAATGCTACGATGGGCTATGGCTGCTACTGCAACCAGGCTTAGTTAACTGATTTGTGGAGAGGCTCTGCTTGAGTATATTTTCACGGGGCCTCTCTGCCCTTTGGAGGTATATTATGATCTCGCTATCAAATACGACTGATCAGACAGTCGCTGTTGGACAGTCCATTACCTTCGACACTGTGCTGCTGAAGAGTAAGAATGGCGCAGAATGCCATCGAAAGAATTCTGGATCGGTCAAGCTTTGTGCTAAGTGCGGAACGTATGAAGTCCATTTCGCAGCTAACGTAACCGGCGCAACAGCTGGCACGCCTGTGCAGCTTAGTCTTGCAATCGGCGGTGAGACTATTAACGAGTCTACTATGATTTACACTCCGGCTGCTGCAAATGCTGTGGGTAACGTGTCTACCGATATTCCGGTCGCTAATTGCTGCTGCGATTATGATCGTATCACAGTCGTTAATACCGGTACTGTGCCGGTTATTGTCAGTGCCAATCCTGTACTTTTCGTACATCGTATCGCGTAAGGAGTGAGTAGCATGGATGATAGCATGACTAAGCTTTGCGATATGAAGGCCGAGTTGACTTGTGCTGCTCGTGAAGCCTTGTGCGGTAACCTTGAGGAAGTTAACACTCACGAGCTCGGCGAAGTCATTGATATGATCAAGGATATTTACGAGGCCGAGAAGGACTGCGCCAAAGCCAAATACTACAAGACTGTGGTTAAGGGCATGGATGGCGATAGTCGCTCTCGTCGTCTCGGTTATATTCCTATGATTGATCTCGATGAGGAGTATGACGAATATTCTCGTATGCCTCATCACGACTGGGATGAGAAGTACGGTCGAGTATTTAACGAGTATCGTGACGCTCGAAAGCACTATACTGAGACCCATTCCAGTTCGGACAAGAGTTCTATGGATGGCAAAGCACGTGAGCATATCGACTCTGTTATTGTTTCCATTCGAGAGATTTGGAATGGTGCAGATCCGACGCTCCGTCAGCAAATGAAGTCTCAGCTAACTTCTTTGGTTAACGAGATGTCTTAGCCTAAAGATGGATACGTTCAAATTAGGTGATGATATTTGGCGTATCCAATATGTTGATTACAATGATCCGATTCTCGTGGATCGTACTGGTAAAGCAACAGTCGCTGTGACTGATCTAGAGACAATGACAGTTTATATATCAAACCAAATCTCTGGAGAATTTCTAACCAAGGTGCTGATTCACGAGATCGGTCATTGTATCATATTTAGCTTCCATTTACTTGATGATATTCATCAAATGGTCCATCCGCGGTACTGGGTGGAAGCTGAAGAATGGCTATGCAATTTTGTAGCTGACTATGGAGTTTATATTTTACAGACATTAAAGCTAATAGGGAGGTAGCAACAGGGATGGACTTAACTCAGTGTGTTGTTACTATTGCGTGTGCTATTATTGCATCTTCTGGGTTCTGGAGCGTTATTATGAAGCGCATGGACCAGAGGGAAGAGGAAAAGCGTGCTCGCGAAGAGATTGCTACTCAAAATCGAGAGGCACAGAAGAAACTACTTATTGGACTCGCCCATGATCGTATTATCACTCTCGGTATGACCTATATTGAACGAGGCTATATTACCAAGGACGAGTATGAAAACTTCTTTACATATCTGTATGAGCCATACGTGGAAAACGGTGGAAATGGATCGGGTAGTAAAGTAGCCAAGGAGTTGGGTAAACTTCCTATTAGGAATTCTTAAGGAGAAAACATGGTTCTTGACGACAAGACGTATAAGGTTGCTAAGTATGTTACTAACATTGTTCTTCCTGCTATTGCTACTCTGTATCTGGCCATTAGCGGCGTTCTGGTCCAGGGTGGACTTCCTGGTCTACCTTATCCTGATGTTGTGGCTGGTGTTATTACTGCTGTGGTAACCTTCCTCGGTACTATTCTTCATATTTCTTCGAACAATTATACTGGTCAGGGCGAGCTTACCGTCGACGAGTCTAAGAATGAGGATGATGAGGACAAGTATCAGCTCGTTCTGCATGAGGATCTCCCCTCATTGGCTAAGAACGATAAGTTCGTAGTGACGGTCAATAAGACGCAGAATTAACACATGCTATAATGAGGAGTCATATCTTGAAAGGATGCAAAATGGATATTTTCACCGAAGCAATTAATGGTATTAAGACGTTCTTTGCTAATCCGTTGGACGATGAGATCAATTCGGTTCTTGAAGAGATGGCTTACGAGCATAGTGATACGGACAAGTATACGAAAATGTTGGATAACTTGGAGAAGCTCGAGAAAATCAAGAGTAACCAGAAGTTTAAGCTGGACTTTGATTTCTCCGGGATTGCTAAGGAATTCGTCAAGATCGGCGGTTCGTTACTTTGTATCGTGGCTATTAAGAAGATTGAAGACGAGATCGCTTTGACTGGTAAAGCACCGATGTTTATTCCGAAATTCTAGTTGAAGTATTTTTAGTATTTATTAGAACGACTCCTGAAAAGGATATGCCGCGTAGATTATACGCCATATCCTTTTTTTCATTCGCGAAAAAATTACACGATATAATAGAAGGAGATAATGAAATGCCACGCCATTTTGGTAGGTATCCGGTATTAAAACGAGCGCCGTTATTGCTAGCGGAAGGTGTAATTAGCAACTCTTTCTTTTTTTTTTAATTCGCGAAAATTTCACACGATATAATAGAAGGAAGTAGTGAAACACTTTGATGAAGTTCGTTAAATCGAACCACTCTTGCCAAACTTAAAGTGGTCTTGGTAAGCCTTCTTTATATTTTTCAGATGGTTGAGTCATAGACTCTGGTAAGTAGTATTATCTCACCATTTACTTTTTTGTAAAATATTTTTACAACTATTGAAAGGAGTATCACTATGTTAATGAAGGATTTGGAAGGTACAAAAATAAAAGTTCGGTCAAGGCTGTATCGATATTTGTTAGTCGCTTTTTGGAATAAAAAAGACAGAGATCATGTCTACAAATCAGCAAGCAGCAGAGAGCGTGACAAATGGTATAATAGCGTTAAACGAGAGTACGACAACCTTACTATCCAACAACTCTTAGACGAGTTAAATGTACAACGCCCTGAAGAGATTAAGCAATTTAGGTGCTGTGGAGATGGGACCGTTGCAGAATTAAAAAAGCTATTGAAAGGAATCGAATGATTTAGACCTTAATTCACACGGATAATTAGACACTTGTAAGGAGTAACCATGAACGACAAGCTTTTATTTACCTATTATGATGCCAAATTTCTTATCGATTGGTGGAATTCGAAATTAACCCACAAAGGACGAGTAATGGTGGCTGATCTAGAAGGTCTGTTTTCTATCCAACTTCCCTATGACAGTTATTTAGAGTGGTTCAATCCGTTAACTATGGATTACTTTAAGCTTGACGAATGCGGATATTATGCTTTAACGCTTCCCGATCCCAAAGAATCAAGCATTTGGTAAGGAGTAACCATGAATCAGTACACAACAAAGATTTGGAAAGAAAACCCGAACCACGTATCAATGATTCAGTTTGAATTTCTAAACGGATCTAGCATTTATTATAATCCAGATAGGAATGAATGGTTTGGTTTTAATAAGCATCATGAGGAAATAAATCTACCGAAAGTGTACGCCATTGTATCTAGGCATGGTCTATTAAAAGAAGTAGAAGCTATGTCACTTGATTGTACATATGAGGCTAGTAAGAATACTTCCGAAGAGTCAGCAATACATGATGAAAAGGGGATTGACGAATAATGGATTACTACAGCTTTTGTGAATTGCAGCCTGGAGATTTGGTCGCAGCCAATCGAGGACGGTTCAAAGGTCGAATGTTCGAAGTCGAATCAGTAGACTATGATGAGGAAACTGCTAGAGTTGTTTGGTCCACTGCAAACGAAGCTCTTCCTCCTGACCCGATCCCGGTTATGGACTACGGACGTTATAGTATTGATTCTTTGTATTAAAAAGGTAAAACACATGATTGAAGATAACTTATACTCTAGTAACAAACGTTTATACACTATCCATTGTCCGTATTGTCATCATTTATTTGTTGTAGAATGCGAAAACGGACGCCCTCCTTCACATGTATGGTGTAGCACTTGCTCTAACTTGGTACCATGTTTAATTGAATAATCGCGAAAAAAGCACATGGTATAATGACATATAAAGACTTTTGAAAGGAGTCGGAATGGAACTTACAAATAACGAGATTACCATTCTCATAAATTATTATGACGGTCTTAAGTTTGATGAGAAGATGCAAGTAGACGAGATAAAGCAGACTTGCACCGATCTGCTCGATGGGGATCTATTGGCTACTCAACTCAAACGCTATGAGCATCGAATCGATGGGTATGAGTCTCGCATCAGTGAGTTGCAAGCTGAGCTTGACGAGCTTTAGTTTGTCATGAAGAAGAGTTTATAGAAATATAAGCTCTTCTCTTTTTCTTTGAAAGGAGATAACCATGAAAATTGATCTAACCCTTCACGATATTGAACGAATCATTGCCGGATACAAACTCGAAAAATCTGAACTTGACAAGAAACGCGAAGAACTCAAAGATGAACTACAGAACAATAAGTTTTTAGACGAACATTATGAAGATAGATTAGAAGTTCTAGACACTCAATGGATGGAAGTTCAATCTAGGCTTATGTATTTCCTCCTACTATTCGAAAAGCGTAGTACCTATATGAACGCGCTTAATGCTATTTACGGCATTAATAACGTTAAAGAACCAGTACCCGACTATACCGAAGAAGAACTGCTTAAAAAGTTAACGTCTAATCAAAAGGAGAGCTAACCATGAAGATCGATATTAAACCGAGTGAGTTGAAAGCCATTATCAAGAGCTATGAGGTAGAACTAGAAGATCTCAATAAACAATATTGGGATTTGGAAAACGTGTATTATGATTATATACAATACGTGTCGATTTATAACGAGCGAATGGATAAAAAAGTCGAAGTGTCTAAACGCATTAATGAAATCAAACCTCGACTTGCGCATCTAAAAGCCACATACGAATCTCTTATAAATGACGTAAGACTCGTATACTATATTGATGGTGCGAACGGCATTCGTAGAAAGTCCCAGGTCTATGAAGATATGACGATAGATGACGCCGCAGAATTGCTTGATGAGATTGAATCTCGTAAGGAGGCTAAGGGTGGACATTAGCATGAATCATTCTGACTATACGGTTAACAAATTCTATGATCGAGATGGAAATCTTTCGGGTATTAATTTCACATTGAAGAATTACAAAGTCTGTGAGAATTCTGCTTCATGCAAATTAGTGACTTTAATTTATGCAGTAAAGGATCAACGGTGGTTTGCCGAAACTCCTTTTGATGGCGGGACTATTGCATTAGAGCCTGGACGAGCGTTTAACATTGCTAGCTATATGGGGTTGGACGATAAAGTTGCTGAGATTCTGAAGGAAGAAGGTTTGCAATGATTGAACGAATTAGTGCTATTTCTATTAATAAATTTTATAATTATGATTATTCAAAATTAATGATTATAACTTTCACGATACGTACGAAAGATCAACCTCCAGAGTCACCTTCGACAAGGTTAGCTTATTATGTTGATAGTAAAGAATGGTCTGGTGATTTTATTAAATTCAATAAGCCTGACGTTCCCATTGATGATTTTGATATAGATAGACTAGTATTTGCATATGACTTGAAAAATCGAGTTGCTGAGATTCTGAAGGAAGAAGGTTTGTAATGGAATACACTGTAAAAATTTCCTCCAGTGCAACAAATGAATCAGCTAGATACGTTGATATTTTGCAACGAACCTTCGAGATAATTATGGAGGATTCGATGCTAAACGGATATGAACTAGCCGGAATTTCCGACTATACGCGACAATTATGCACACAGATGGACGACGTAGCTCGTAAGCGGAAGGATCTATGGAATGAGTAGCTGGACTTATGTTCAAGGTTTGATTGAATTGGACGTTCCTGGACGAACCCAAGCTGAGAAGAATTATATTCTACAGACTGTAATTGATCATCTTCCAAAAGTTACTGGTTCAGAAAAGTCTATGAATATTTATACGATTCAAACTGCCGGACATGATTCGTGGCAAAATTTCGACGAGTTTTATAATCGAGTAGAAGATTTCAGAACTCAAAGTCGATACTTTCTCGTTCTCGATGGCAATTTGAGGGATCGTCATTATAAAGACACATTCAAAGAACTGAACAAATTCCTAAATCGACTTGGAAAACGCCTTATGGTCGATTCTGTTTACGTACGACTTTATAATTATGAACATTCACACATATTTACAAACAAAAACGATTGCTATGGGAAGATGTTCGAAAACGAGGATCCTTGGTATAACTATCTGATGTGGGAGTTTGAAGATGAAGACTAAGCAGCGTGCGGTAAAGATACATTACAACGGCAACGGATGTTGGGGATACGACGATCTCGTCAAAGCATTACGTGAAGGCTGGTTCGTCAAACGGATGGACCATCTGTACAACCATGAGGGCAAGGCAGTCTCCAATGTCTATATTCTAGAGAAAGAGGTTGAAGCATGATCGAGCATCAAGCAGTATGGGTGTTTTGGAATAACAATAAACTGGTAAACGCCGACTATCTTAGAGAGTGTCTTGACGATGGTTGGATCGTTTTCAAATCAGATTTATTGTCCGATGAGGATTGGCCAGATACGGTCATCTATATTCTAGAGAAAGAGTCTACAAATAATGGAGAACAAAATAATTGATGCTTTTCTAGTTATTATAATAATTGAATGTTTTTTAGGCTTATTTTTAGTAACGTATGTTCTGATACAAATTGTCGTTTGCGATTATAAAGCATGGAAACGAAATAAAGCCGAAGAAGATCGTTATCGCAAAATGGAAGATAAATTCAAAAATCGTAAACTGACTGATTGAGAGCCTTTATGGAAACATTATTAGCGATTTTTCTAACGTTAGTCTATGTCAGTCTAGCGATAATGCTTGTGCTATTTACCATTATGCTATTTGTACTTGGACTTATGGCAATTAAGGAATTTATTAAAGAGTTTATCAATTAAAAGTGGGATTTTATGGAATCTTTATTTACAATTCTCAAATTAATATGTTTTATTAGTCTAACCATGATTTTCGCTTCAATAGCTATTATGGTCTTTCTTGCCGCAGTTGATACGATTAAGGACTATGTTGAGGAAATTATTAGAGATTGGAAATATAATGCCTTCTTGCGTTCACGGAGACGTCTGTCGAGCTTGGATGATGAGCGATAGAACTAGGGGGAATGCTCCTCTAGTTTGTACTTGTCCAAACGGATGTAAATTCTTTGAGGCAAAGTTTAGTAATACTACTGTAGTCGAACGTAGATATTCGACAAGTCCATTGGGTTATGTCGAGAAAACTACAACTACTTGGAGCAATTAAATGGAGCGTACCGATGTGCACCAAACGCGTATATCAGGTAGATTATAACGATAAAGTTATAGGTTACTGGACACTGACAGATGGCGAGGATCTGATTAATACGTTCATTCGCGAACTTAAACAGCAGAAAATCGAAGAAATTCGTATTGAGATGAAGAACTACGGTATAACTATAGATGATTTGAAAGAGGTTGATAAATAATGGATACCAATGATAAATATCGTTTGGAACTTTCTAGCGATCAATATGTAAATAAATTGATTCAATGGTGGAATGATACACTATTTGAGTATGGTCGTGTTATGACATTAGACTTTAAAGAATATTGCGACTTGGATTCTTATAATTCAGATTTTGGATCTTTTTGGTCATTTGAACTAACTACAGATAACTTTAAAATGTCTATTAAACGAGATGCTCATCATGTAAAATCCGTTTGGACACTCGATCTGCCAGAACCCGAATTTCTTTTGTAGGAGAGGTAATATGATTAAGATTGAAGAAACTGAAACTTACGGTTGGGAAGCAGCCATTCGAGGTATGCGCAACCCAATGAACTCGTGGGATAAGAGTGATAGCGCATTTGGCAGAAATTTGGCAATTCCTTATGCACAAAACAATCCAAGCATATGGTTTAATAAATATGGTGTCGAGATGTATATCGGCGATAACGATCTTGATCTCATGCATCGACTTTGTGTTGCTGGTACTGATCATCGTAAGTTTATGCGCATGATTGTGGTTTATTGCGATATTACTGCACCCCTATATTGGTGGAAGGAATTCGATACCTATAAGGTTGGAACTGTCGCAAACTCTTGCAGTACGATGCATAAGATTCATGCTAAAGAGTTTACTATTGACGATTTCAGCTATGAACATCTGGTCGAAGAAGCGAATGATTGTGAAATCGGAGTCTATTGGGGGACAGACGGAGTCAGCGAGATAGAGCCAAAAGATCTTCTTGAATTAACCATTGAAGGCTTGAACAAGTATCGAAACGCATATCTCGAGACTAAGGACAAGAAATACTGGTGGCAGATGATTCAGCTTCTGCCTAGTTCTTATAATCAGAAGCGAACAGTGATGATGAATTACGAGGTTCTGAATAACATTTATACGTCTCGAAGGACTCATAAACTGAATGAGTGGCGTGATTTCTGCGATTGGGCTAAGACGCTTCCTCATTCAAAACTTATTACTAAGCAGTCGGATATTACAGATGATTTTTGGGAAATAACCCGTAGTTGCTTTGAGCCAACGGACGAACCGATCGCTCGTGCAATTCTTACAGGCGAACAGATGCCAGAGGCAAAGGTGGTTTATAAAGATGCGCTCTCTGAAAAGTAAAATCGGAGTAACCGTAAGAAATACCGATGATTTCGATAACGAACTAACTCTGATCGCCAGTTTGGTAGTGTTGGATACTATGCAAATCCACAAATATCAAACTGAGAAACTGACTCCCGAAAAGCAAAGAAATTTAACCAATGACGTAAAAAATCGACTGATGCAATCCCTTTTTAGATATGACGAAATACAGAAACTTAAAGAAGATGCCTATAAGCAAGGCTATGACGCTGGATTTCATGACGCAATGATAGAGCTTGATCCAGATGCTCAGCCACTCAATGAGAAAGGATATACAGCATAATTAGCAAATAAAAAAAAAAGCCAGTTCTTGAAAGGAGACATCGATGGCCAGCATTAAAGAAATTTTATCCGCCTACGGTACTGCCGCTCGAGCTAAATACCCACAAGACGATGACGTAGAAGACGATATGGATTATATCGTTAGTTTTATCGAACAACATGGATATGAATTCCAAGACAACCTTCTGGATGAACTTAGACGTGGTCTTGATTTATGCCCAATACATGACGTTTTTAAAGATTTTAACTGTTGTAGCGAATGTAAGTTCGCAATCAAAAGGGGAAATCGATATATTTATTATGAATGCGGATTTAGAAAGTAAGGAGTTCTAATGGGCATTATCGAGTATTCCAATATTCAATGTAAAGTTCGTAAATTACGCGAACACGTCGATCCAAGAGGTTGCTTGGAATTATTGGCAGAGGAGGCTTCAGAGGTAACTGAAGCGGCCATGAAGCTTATTCGAGTATCAGAGGCTTACAATGATAAAGTTTATCCGGCCGATAAAAACAAATACAACATTAAAAACTGCGAAGTAGATCTCAACAACGAGATAATGGATGTAATAACTTGCGTGTTTCTTTTGCAGGCAGCTCATTATGACGTTCCTAATTCCCTCATGGATTACGACGTTATTATCGAGCGTTTGGACAAGATGATCGCACGGATTAAGGAGAATAAAAATGAGTAATCTGCCGGAAAAGCATATCATTGACGAATGTATAGATAAAATTTCAGATGTCTATATTAATAACGATTGCGCTTTTGAGATTCATCCGTTTGATTGTGACTCGAGGGAATTTTCAATCACATATAACGGTCGTGTGCCACGTCTAACTTTGGTACACGTTGTTGTGAACGACGGTGGAGCAAATCGAACTTTTATATTTCAAGTTTGTCAGGATTATGCGTATTGCTATGCTGACGATTTGATGCCGAATAAAACTGATCATTATCTGTATATCGGAGAAATCACTGATTGTACAGAAAAGCCTCATATTCTATACGAATGTGACGGAATGGCTTGTAAAGATTGTTTCCACAAAGAATGTCATGAGACAACAGATATTACTCATGCAAAGAATTTCAAGTACTATAACGGAAAATGGGTCGAACGTCGAGATTATTCTCCAAGGAATTTGTATTGCTAGAAAGGAATCATTATGCAAAATCTACTATTATTCACATTTATTAAGAACGCAGCTATAGATTATTATCGTGAAAACTTTGGACAGCTAATTCGGATAATATCGGATCACGAAGAAAATACTTTCAGTTTAACAGTGCATAATTCAGAATATAAATACCCAGTAAACGGTACCAAGTACGAAAGGCTAAGGGAAGGGGTCGAGCGAATAACCTATAGACTTGATTTAGATTTTGAACATTATGGAATAACGCTACCGACAAAGAAAATAGAAGCGGTGAAACGTGTAGAGGCTGTCTCTTATACACATCTCCGAGCCCACGAGACTCGACGTCATCT